TGTGAGGTGAGGGTAGCGTCGCTAATGCACCACTTAACCAGCATTTCACTAGGCTATTTTGCTGCTATTTTTAGCGTTGTGGAAAGCCTACGCATTATGCGCCCAGCAGCAGCCCGCCGATACACTTCGCCGTCTTAACATATATAGATGTACCCTCTCCGAGTGCTGAGTTTTTGCACAGTACCTTCGTACCTTCGCCATAGTGGGTGACATTGTCACTATGCCTGTCACTCTGTGTCACTTAGCAAGTGTTTACTTAACAGTTTGAGTGACACATTTTCCTGGAGAGTGACATCTTTTTGAGATGGATGTCACTCGTTGTCACTCACTTGTCACTCATTTGTCACTCAGAAAATCAGTACTTCCCCTCGCGTGCGCATAGCGCGTGCGTAGTACTGCTTGGTTAAGCTAGTTAAGCTTAGTTAAGCATTACCAAGCTAATAATGCTTGTAATGCTTTTAACCTCTTTTCTTAAAAATGTTTTTCTCCTTTTGCTGTATATTGTTTTCCATGGTGAAAAATTTAATTCCGAATGGGTCTTTCCATTGAAATCCCAGCGCAGTGTAAAAGCTCGTAGTCCAGCGGAGAAATTTCGGGACATTGTCCTCAAGGGCTATCCCGAATGGCCTTCCTGGTCGCGAAAGTTACGTCGGATATTTGTCTCTCTCCCCTCTTACGGTGTCGGAGAGGACGCTCTGCAATGTATGTGTGAGGATTACGAGTGGGATCTTGATTCGACGATAAGCCTTGTAAACCGTACTAAGAGTTTCAAGAAGGCGGTAAACGAGTACGTGCAGAACAACTACGAGTACCGTATTGTCGAAAACATCGGTAGGTCAGGTAAGGTGTCGTTAAGGTTCCAGGTCCGGTGGTCTGTGCTGCAGCAGATGTACATGCTCGAGTCGGGCATCACTTCGTTCATCAAGGCAGAGACAGGCAAGGTGTCGCTCGCAGAAAACAAGTTGATAGAAAAAACTGGTCTTCTCGAGATAGAACCGCTCGTCCTTATGAATAAATCAAAGAAGGAAGCCTCCCAGGCAACAGTCGATATCTCTGGTGAATCCAGTCTGTACGAGCTGGAATCCAGCCTGAACGGGGCATAAATGGCTTATCAATACACGCCATCACCGTGGCAGAAGACATTTCACAACTCAACTGCCCGTATCAAGGTCATATGGGCAGGAAGACGCGCTGGAAAAGGTCGGGCTGTCCTCACAGAGCTTATGCGAGCAATAACACTCGCCTCTAAAAGTCCGTTTCTTGCAGATAAGGACATGGCTAAAGCTGCAGGGCTAAAAGTAGGCTACGACCTTACCCACACTCTGGAGCCAGCTATCCATATCTGGGTTGTTGCCCCCAACTTTGCTCAAAGCAGGCAGGCATGGAACGAGTTGAAGCAGTTCATCCCAGAGTCAATGGTGGTAAGAAGGAAGAAAACCCAGGGAGGTGGCAGAGGTGACGGCTGGAAGGAAGATGAAAGAGCCGTATGGCTGAACCTCAAGTCGCCCGGACTTGCAAGGCGGGATGTCTACATGGAGATAAAATCCGCGGACGATCCCGAGTCGCTTCAGACTGCTGGCCCCGACTTTATCTGGATAACCGAGTCCCAGGACATCAAGGAAGCTGCCTGGAACAAGCTTCGACCAATGTTGAACTCTTCCGGTAGGCTCGGAAGGGGATGTATCGAAGGTATACCGCCCTTCGCGCGAAACCACTGGTTCTCAAAACTGTTCAAGTGGTCACAGGAAAATCCCACAGAGGATTACGAGGCGTTTCATGCCACCAGCTTCGACAACGTTTTTCTTTCAGAAAAACAAAAGCAGGCAATACGAGACGAAAAGTCCACCATGCCGGAACCCGTATGGGAACGCATGTACCTCGCGAAACAACCCGACGGCGGTGGAGGGTTCTTCCGACCGAGCAAGATAGAACTCGCAGGTAAAAGCCAGGAGATGCTCTACCCTGACGAGAGCCGAAGGCATGTCGCAGGACTCGACCTCGGTAAGAAACAGGACTACACGGTATTCATAATCAAGGACGCAAGGACAAGGGAGTCCCTACACGCAATCGAGATGTCCGGCAGCGACTGGGTAAGCCAGATCGACACGATTGCAGCTGAAATCAACAGGTGGAAAGTCGGAGATATCCGTGTTGACTCCACTGGACTCGGAGATGTCGTGTTTGACCACCTCCTAAACGCCGGTTTACCCGTAAATCCCTTCAAATTCAGCGCACAGAGCAAATATCAACTCTTTCAGAACTATTACATTGCGCTCGAGAACGAAACGGTATATTTCCCAGCCAGTTGGTCAACTCTCAAGAAGCAATTAGAGGATATTAGCATTCGCCCGTCCGGCAACGGTTCCTACTTGTTTTACAACGAGACAGGAGAACACGATGACTGGGTAGATGCAGAATTATTAGCCTTGATGGCATGTGACCCTCCGGGTTACGATAAAGGCGAGTATGATTATCTTCGTCCGATACGGCGTATGAATCCGATACGCCCTCGGCCTGCTGCAAGACCGACAAGGTTTCTTTCCAGGCTGCGGGAACAAAAAAGCAAAGAACGTATGAAATATCTCGAAGAGGCTGATCTGGTTACGTCAGATTCAAGATAACGATATGTTAGGAACAAGATGGTCTTAGAATTTGCAATAGACCCAACCGCTGTTATCGACATGGAGGCAGCAAATCCTGTCGATGAACCTGAACTGACCATGCACTGGATCAGGGAAAAGACTGCTGAGACAAATGATCTTTTCCAAAAGTTCCGAAGTCAGTGCGAGCAACTTGATGAGTTCTTCCTGAACGACTTTGAGTTCAGCGTCCCAGACAGCGGGACGATGATACGGCTGGGAACAGCACAGTCAGTTATAAATACCCTCGTTGCACACGTAAGTCCGCAATTCCTCGATATATCCGTCCCACCACCTGGTCCAAGAGGTCAGGCCCGTGCCGAGACAATGGAGAAATTCCTAACCGGCGCACATCACATGGTCGAACACAGGAGTCCCGTCTACCGCGAACTTACCAAGCAGGCAGGGCTTTACGGGATTGCATGGGAGAAAGTCGAATTTATCGCGAACGAGTGGAGCGACTTCCCGGAACCTCCACCCCATGACGAGGATGCCACCAGCGAATACAGGGACAACGTCAGGGAAGTCATAGAAAAACGTTCTATCTCCTGGCCCATAAAATCCGTTGCTGTAAATCCGCAAAACGTTATATGGGATATGAATAACGGAACGCTCCCTAGATGGGTTATATACGAGTACGAAGTAGATGCCGAATGGGTACAGGCTCACTTCCCCGAATGGGGCAACCAGAAAAAAGGCTACGTGACGTTCCAGGAAGTATGGACGCATTCCCAGGTCGCATATGTCGCTGATAAACAATGGGTACTCGAGCCAAGACGGCATGGATACGGAAGACTGCCGTGGATTATGTACTGGCCCCAGATGGGACTCGACACGGGTAACTCCGAACCGGAGAACCTGTACATGGGATTGTTGAACGGCTCGCTTGACATGCTTCGGGCGCAAAGTCAGCTGGCATCCCACTACATCGATATCGTAAGCAAGTCAGCATGGCCCACCCTCGAGTTCACCGGTCCTCCCGGCATTACCGAGGAAGTCCAGTCAATGTGGGATGACACTCCGGGTGCAAAGAACGTAAAGCCACCACAGGTACAGGTGGGTATATCAGATGTTCCTAAACCTCCTTCGGAAATCGGGATCGCAAAGGAATTCCTCGACGAGGCGATCGAGGCAAACACAGTACCGGCTGTTGCAAGGGGGCAACGCCCTACCGGCGCAGCTTCCGGCTATCACACAGCAGTTTTGGCAGGAATCGCTTCATTGAACTTTGGAGCCGTAAAAGACGCAATGGAAAGAGGTCTTCAGGAAAAGGGAGAGCTTATTCTCAGGATTGTTGAACACGTAATCGATGACAGGGTGTCCGTGTTCGGAAAGACAGAAGCGGGTGTCCTCGATGCAGTTATCAAGCCTTCCGATATCAAGGGGCATTACGTCAACATTGTTCGTATTAATTCTGTTAGCCCGGAAGAGCAGGAACGAAGGCTCAACCTCTGGTCTAACCTCTGGAGGGCAGGATATGTTGATCTCGACACTGCTCTCAGGAAAGGTGGGGTAAGCAATCCGCTTGAAGTCCGCTCGAAGATCCTCGAGGAGCAGTTCATCAACTCGCCGGGCATACAGGAACAGCTTCAAGCTGCAGCAGCCGCGCGAATACCGACGATACAGAATATCCTCGAGGCAGCACAACAGCAGGGTAGTCCGCAATTACCTACACCCGAAGAGACAGCGCAAAATATTTTAAACACCCAGGGAGCGCAACAGTTGCCTAATGCAGGTAACTTCCAGCAGGGCAACCAGGCTGGAATCAGACCGCAGGCTCCCGGAACGGGAATACCCGCTACGACCAGGCCAGTCATTCCGGGATCAGTAGATGAAATGAGGCAGACTGCTGCTGCAATAGCAGGCCCACGTTCAGGTAATGTCAGGGTTCCTGGAGCAGATATATCTCCGGGGGCAAGAGGTTAATCATGGCTAAAGCAATGCACCCGCTGGAACTAGCATTTACAAAATTTGACGATACTGCAGCACGAATGTTCAAGCGAATCGAGGGAAGCTTCAAGGATCTCTCCGAGATCCCAGAGGTGAAGCAGCCTAAAAAGCGAACTAAGAAAACGATCTACGGTCAGCAACCGCAGACTCCTTTCGGAGGTATTTAAATGGGATTATTTGGCATAGGCGATGACAACCGGATGATCTTAGATGTGCCGGTACGATACGCACCGGTACTGGGGCTGCCCTACGACCCGGATGATGATTCGGTTTGGGAGAAGAGTGATAAAAAAATTAATATCGTTGTCAGTAAGGGGAAGGGGGTCGCCAAGGCAGAGGGTGATGCTATAAAGCAGTTGATGGAATATGGGATTCCGTATCAGGCTGCAAGAAGTATGGTAGGTGCTGGGAGCAAGGAAAAGCCTTATAAAATTCTTACGGATAGTAGCGACCCCGGATGGGAAGACTGGCGATTAGATGAACTTTCTCCTGAAGAAGTTGCCGAAGGTCGAGGTAGGACAGGGCAGCTACGGGAGATTGATGTTGCCCCTGGAACTGAATACGGGCAATACGCCCCTAGAACGGCTAGTCCGGGAACTATTACTACCCCATTTGAAAGCCAGACTGTTACAGGAGAGCGGGGTGTTGAAAATCAGGCTGCTGATCCGTTTAGTACTGCCGTTGTAGGGGATGAATCTAAATCTGTTGCAGATGCCATTGCAGCTATGGAAGAAGAACAGAGAAAGCAGGCTAGTAAAGAAGCGCAGGAAGAAGCTGAAAGAAAAGCCTGGGAACTAAGACTGGAGCAGGAGCGGGAAGCTGCTGCAGAAGCTGAACGAGAAGCAAGGACGCGAGCGCAGATTGAAGCAGACCAAGCAGCAGCTCGCGAAGCTGAACTAAGGGCGCGTTTGGAAGAAATGCAGAATGACCCGAGATTCGCTGCGGAAGAAGGTCTTGGTGGAGAACGAGGGATCGATCCTGTAACTGGAGAGGTTAGAGAGAGTAGAGTTGGGCAAGACCAACGTGAACAGTCTTTAGCCGAAGTTCTTGAGTCTCAACGAGAGGCTGACCGTGCTGCTTTAGCGGGACTTGGAAAGTTCACACCGTTTGATATTGAGCAAGATAATACCGCTATGGGCGGTGGTACGGGCATGGGTGGTAGTACGGGTATAAAAGAAATGCTCAATATCTTCAACCAAGATCCTGAACGATATTACACAACCGAAACGATCATAGGCCCGGATGGTCAAGCAATAACTCAGCAGGTTCTCTCCCCAGTAGCGCAGGCTGCTTTGCAGGCGTTCAGCACCCAGCGGGGTGCAGAGGCTATGG